GTAAAACGCATCTGTATCTGTTAGGTAATTATTCACTCTATAACCTTGAGGAATCATACCCATAGACGCGATTGCGTTTATATCATTGTCAGCTGTTCCAGTTCTACCTTGAGACTTCATAAGTCTTTCAGCGTTGAACTGATTTTCCGAAGGAACTATCATTTTAACTCCTCTTGCTGCAACTCTAAGACCTCTCTCGTCCGTCATTTTAGCGATGTCTATTAAAGACTGCTCTAATGATGTTTCGTTAAGATCCGCCTGAGTAGTTAAGGTATTTGAAAAAGTACCTGCTACTGTAGGGTGGTTTGTTGTAAACAATGCTTTTGCATCACCTGATTTAAATGTTGCTGTTGAAGGCAAACCATTTATTAAAGGTTGTACTGCTTTTACTTGTTTAGCATTGCTCATGGATCTTGCTAAAGCTTTTGTATAACGAGAAGAAATTCTGTCATACAAGTTGTCCTCGATTGCTTCTTCAGTAATCGCGAACGCTAAAGCGATGGTCTCGTGAGTGTAACGAGCTGTGAAAGTTTCTTGTGCTTCGTCAAAAGAAACGCCTGCACCTTCACCTTTCACTTGTGCGTTTGCAAAGCCAGATAACATTACTTCCTCTTCGAAAGCTCTGTCAGATGACTCTGTAGTATAAATCTCAGTTGACTGATTTTCATACCTTTTATATTCCAGCCCAAATAGTGCATTTAGGCCTGGTTCTAGTTCTTTAACTAGTTGTGATCGTGATATTGCCATAGTCTATTTGCTCCTATTATGCCCATGTTACCGCACCAGTGAAGTACTGATTAAGATTGTGAGCGACCACGACGCTTCTATAAGCGGCGCTTGTGTCATTTGACGGGTCCTCTGCAGATCTTACCAATCTCCATTGGTTATTAGTAGCATGTCTAGATGAATACGTTAATGTCGAGCTGGATTGACCAGAAGTTTCTGATCCCGCTGCAGTTACAGTTAAGCCATATGTTTTACCATATTCTGCTTGAGCTGCTGCTGCATCGATCGAACCAACGAAAAGTTGGTTCGGATTATCCATTACGAAGCATGTAATGTCTTCACTATTAGCTGGAGTAATTGGTTGGTTATACCAGTTCGCCCACGTCGGCTTCAAAGTTGTTGCCGCATTGTAGAAGATACCGTTAAAAACACCAATACATGTATTTGTGATAGCTGCTTGAGCTGTGATTATATATCCAGCAGAGCTTTTTACAGCTGTGCCTTGAAATAAATCGGCAGTCGCGCCAGCATCAATGTAGTATTTGCTTTGACCTTGAGTAGATGGTGCATCACCAATCGTACCCGCTGCAATCAAACCAAATCCTGCTGTATTACTATTTGCCATAGTTATTACTCCTTTTGTCTATAGTTTCCCATAGACGGGTTGATTTAAATCGATAGTAGGGAATTGGTTGTTATCCCGAGAATAGTTAAAAAATTAACTTTTCTTTGTACCACCGAAGGTTACACGAGATTGCCTTTCAACATTGATTGGCATTCTCTCATCCTGCTCCTTCATAAGATCGTTTTCTACGGCATCGCTTCTGTCTTCATGGCGTCTTGCCATGTAGTCTTGTCTTTGCTTCGCAATCTCGATCGGTACCTTCGCAAGTAGAAGGCCACCAACCCCAATCACTCCCTTGTATCTGCCCTCATCGAGGACTGGATAGTCAGATGCGTTTTCGACTTCCTCGGCACGTACTAACTCATAACCTTCTCTAATTCGAGAAGCTATGTTTTTAGTGTCTTGGAAACCAACACTCTCTGCTCTAATCCATCTATACCTGAATCCATCAGGTGCAGGGGGTGCATCTAGAGATGATGGTGGAACCCACACTTTTGGTCTTTCAGACTTTGACCGTGTTTGGTTCGCACGAGAAGTTTTATTGTTTTTTTCCATTACGCCTCCTTCGTGTGTTTAAGTTGTTTTGCGTACTCTTCAAGTGGCACTCCTAATTTTTTAGCTATTGCTACCTGTGAAGAAGTGAGTCTCACAGTTTTGCGACCAGGTTTTACGCTTCTATTAGCTGAAGCGACCGTCTGAACGGGCGTGGTCGTGTGCTTTTGTCCATCTTTATCAAATTTATTGCTAAAGTCAACTCTTATTCTTTTGTCAACTTCAGAATAATAATCATCTGATTGTGGGTCAAAGCCTTCATTTACAAGGTCCTTATGTATTTCAAACGCTGTAAATGTCATAGCTCTATTTTGACCAAACCAAGGATTTCTAGAAGCCCAATCTTCAGCTTTAGGATCCGGTGTTGGTAATTGTTGAGGAGTCTCTTGTGGTAATCTACCACCGTCAGAGAGTTGTACAGGTTTCTCGGCCTGTTTTGTTTCTCTACCTTCTTTTGCATTCGTAAGTTTTGCATTCTCAAATGCGAGTGTTGCAATTCTTTTGTTTGCTTCAACTTGAGCTTCTGCATTACCTGATTCAATTGCTGCAGCTAATTCTTTTTGTGCAGCTTCTAAACCAGTATTAATACTTGTCTCAAATTTTTTAATATAATCAGAATCAGTTTTTTCAAATCTGGCTTCTAATCTTCTTCTAGATTCTTCTACACCTCTGGCATAATCAACTGCAGCAGCTTCCCGTCTTTCTGCTTCTCTCATTTTTCTAGTTAATTTAGAAATACGAGCTTGAACACCTTTGCTATAGTCCTCTAAAGTTTCATCTTGTTTTTTTTCTGGTTCTTGTTTTACTTCTATTATTTCTTCTTGTTTCGTTTCAGTTGTTTCTTGTTTCGACGCTTCAGTTGATTTTTCAACTTCTTCGGTTTTTTCCTCTGGTAAAGATACTTCTACTTCAGGACCTGAAGTGTCAACATCTACTTTTGGATCATCATGTTTAATCGGATTATTTTCCGGCATAGTTTCCTCCTATGTTAGTATTGATGCAAGATATCCTCTGGATTCTCGATTGTTGCTAAAATTTCGTCATCATTAAGAAGACGAACTTCCCCACCTTCAATTTGTATTCTTGATCCCGCATAACGCGCGAACATTACCCAGTCTTTGACCTTGCACCATGGACCATCGGGATATCTCTCACTATCCCTATAACAATCTGGACCCATAGCTAACACTAGACCACATTGAGAAGCAACTTGTTGTCGCTCCAATGTATCTTCGGTCATTACTATTCCCCCTTTAGTTTTATCTTTCATCTTGAAAGGTAAAACCAACATTCTCCAACCCGTAGGTTGGGGTAATTTTGTTTTCTCTTCGTTGGCTAAATCTTTTTCTTTTTTAGGTTCTTTTTTTGGAAGACCTACTAATTCTTTATTTGGTAAATGTATTTTTGGTTGTGATATCGATGACTGTTCCTTCATTTTTCTCCTTAGAGTTAAGCAGGCTTGAAAGTTCCTGGCGCACTGATTCCAGTGCATTAATTTGTCCTATAATATACTGATATTTTTCCATACTGTCAATACCACCAGACGTAACTGTCATAGATAATTGATCAGTTCTAGTATGTATAAATCTTATTAGTTTTTTTATTACTGTCTCTAAATTCATTAAATTTTAATGCCAACAGCTCTTAAACAATCTTTACATCCTTTAATAAATCGCTTATGTGTTCCGCAATGCTGAACTGCTGGTGCAACCGTCTCTTTTAAAACGATTGGTTTCTCTTTTTTCCCAAATAGGAAATTCCACAATTTTTTAAACATTATTCCCCAAAAATATTGCCGCTTTTTTTAATATTTTTTAAAGCTTTATCAATAGCTGGATACTTTCCTTTTTTAGGAAGTTTTCCTTTTTTAGCATCTTTAAATATTTTTGCAGATTCTTTATTTCTTTTCCAAGTCTTATAAGCTCTTCCAAATCCCCTAATTGCTGCACCTATCCCAGCCATTATGAAGCTCTCTTTCTAGCCATCTTTCTAAATGTCTTTGCAAGGTTATATCTTCTTGATCCTTTAGGACAAGTCTTACTGCCAAATTTTTTACCCGTACAAGGTTTATCTTTTCTCATGCCTTTTACAGCATCTTGAATCCAGCCACCTGATTTTAAAGGTATACCACCACTTGGATAACCATAAGAATTAGCTCCTAGTTGAAGCTTAACTCCAGGTACGCTTTTATCTTTAAGATAATTGTTCATTATTTTTTCTTTTTTGGAACTAATTTTACTTTGCCATCTTTAATTTTTATATCTCGTTCCATAAATTTTTTGTATTTTGGAAATTTATGTTTAGCCGCTCCATGTGCACCAACTACTCCAACTACTCCGGCACTAGCACCACCTATAACTTTTTTGTTATATTTTTTTGTATCGCTTACAGCTTTTTCATATTTATCATGAATAGCAGAAACTCTTTTAGCAGCATCTTTTTTAATTTTAGATGCTCCTGAACCTGGTTTAACACCAACCTTTTTGTATTGGTCATCAACAGTTTTAAACATGGATTGTTGATCTTTTCTTCTTGATGTTAAATTCTTTGCTGGTTTAACAGATTTAATAACAGGATGTTGTAATTTAGCACCATATGGTGGATTATTAAATACACTTTTAGAAGCTTTATTTCTTCCAGCTACTTTAAGTGCTTTACCAAATCCTTTAATTGCTGCGCCTACGACTCCCATTATTTCCAGCCTTTCTTAGCAACTTTAGGTCTACCTGATTTTAATAAATGTTTTTTTAATATTTTTTTCTGTTGATCGGTTAATTTTCTTGATGGTTGTGTGAAATGTTTTGGAATATTTTTTAATTTTTTGTGTAACTCTTCTTTTCTTTTAGGATCGGTTATTTCTTTAACAATTCTTTTTTTCTCGTCTTTTAAATTTCTTTTACCACCTCTAGTCCATGCTTTTTCAGCATCAACTCTTTCAAGTTCTTCTATGCGATTTTCTCTTCGAGTGTTCTTACGTTTAGAGCCCCTCATATCTGATGTTCTCCATACTTTTCTTAATGGCATAATACTCCTTACTTATTAATTTTTTGATTTGGACGCTTGCCCCATTTACCGTAAGATTCATCTCTACGATCTTTCATAGATTGTTTCTTACTAGATTCTTTTCCAGTTCTCATACCTAAAGATTCATCTTCTCTAGCTTTATAACCTTGTTTCTTAGGCTTGCTGCCTTTTCCATATGGGAATCTGACATTTGATCTAACACCGTTTTGTCTCATATTTTTCTCCTAGTTAAGTTTATTATAACTTATCTCCTTAGACAAGTCTATTTTTTCTTCTTCTTCTTCTTCTTCTTTACCACTGGTTTACTTCCATACTCCTCGGTCCAGTCTTTTGCTATCTTAGGATGATTTTTCCAGAGATAACGTCTTTGTTTTTCTGATTTAAATGGCATTATTTTTTACCGTTTCTAAAAATCTGTGTACCTTTTATACCAAATATGCTCGCGCAGACAAGGATCCATAAATTTGTGAACCAGCTCGGAAGAGCTTGGAAATGCTCGAAGAAAATTTTTATCTTCTCCATCGCCAACGGATCATCCGACCAGACCCCATATGCGAGCACCAAAATGGGCAGTGTGAGAATTAATAAAACGACCTCGTCCTTGTAGTCGTTTTGACGGGCTTCTAAAAGTTTGCCCTGATATGCCGTCTCCCCACGGGCCATCTTCGAAGCAGCCATATGCTGTGCATCGGCCATAGCCATCTTTGTCTCTTGACGCTTTTTATAAATGTGAGTTCCAGCGTTTAAAGCAAGCTTTAACGCACCAAAAATTGGGAATGCCATACTAGTACCAGGTTGCTGATTGTTTTCTAGCGGCTCCAGTACCTTTTACAGTTACTTTATCACCAGTTGGGATAACGTTTCTTGCTCTCGTGATATCAGCTTTACTTCTTTTATCATAGACAAGATTCTGTTTAGGAACTTCAATCTTTTTAGATTTTTTATAGTTCATCATATTTTTCTCCTATTGGTTTTTATACTATCTTTTAGGACCTTTCAAGGTCTTTACATCTTTACGCTTCATTTGATCTGTATACAGTTTAGTATTTGCAGATAACATAGCTTTATCCATGGTTGTTTCATCTCTCATTTCAGCTAAGTCTTCATCTTGCTCCATTTTCTGTTCAGTCAAATCTCTATCTTGTACAAGTTTAGCTGTATCAAGAGTTAATCTATTCTCATCTTCTAGGGTTTTTCTTTCAGTTTCTCTGGCTCTTAAATCAACTTCTCTCTCTTTCAATTTAAGTAATGGATCGTGATCAAATTGAGAAGTTATTTTCTTCTCTTCCTTCATAAATTCTTCAGTCATTTCAGCAATCAAAATTGCTTTTCTAGCTTCTAATTTTTGTGATAACATTTGTAGATCCGCTGCAGCTTGTGGATTTTGTGGTGCAATTTGTTCTAATTGTTTCATCTCTTGCATTTGTTCTCTAAATTCTAATTGAACTTGTTCTTGAGCCATTAAACTTATGTGCTCTAAAATATTTTTCTGTAATGCACCCATAACCATTGGAGCATTTCTAACCATGTTAGTTGCCATAAAATTTAAGTGAGCTGTAATATGAGCTCTATGATCTTGTCCCGGAAACGCTTGAAAAGGTTTACCGCCTAATGCATCTATATTTTCAATAGATGGATCTTTAGGTGTATTAGGTGGTGGAGGTGGTAATATTGCATCAATATTCTTAACTCCAATTGCTTCATACATAGTTCTATAAACATTATACATGTTGTGCATTTGTGGATTAGTGGTTGCTAATTGCATTTCAGTTTGTGCTAATGTTATTCTCTGTGACATTGAGAATATATTA